TACGTTACCGGTAACATCAGATTCACGGGCAACAGCTTGTATGACCTTGGTGGGATCGTCGTGGAGAACGCTGATCTATCACACGCTGCTACCGCAGCATTGATATTACCAGCCAATGGCAGTTCCGACTCCATAATATTGAACAGGCTATACGGCAGCGTCACCATCGGAACTGGCCCTGCTAATAACATAACCAACACGTGGCAGTTTGGATCCGACGGTACCACAGCATTCCCTAATTACAGCTTCGCGGCTGCTGATGGCACTGCCGGGCAGATGCTAGCAACTAATGGCAGCGGTTCTGTGACCTGGACCACACCTCCAGGACCCACAGGCAATGCCAACACTGGCAACATCACCTTCGTGAACAGCACCATGGCCAGCAGCGTAAATGCTGACATGGTATGGCAGAGCAACGGCTTTGACCTAGTGTTTGCTGCTACCAGCAACGGTGGCGCGCTGACTCTGCCAGACTACCAAGGCACGGGTGGCTATGGTCAGATCACTGGCTCAACTGCTGACACTGGCATAGACCTCTACACCAACGAATCCAGCTTCAGCGAAGTGTGGCTCAAACCCGCGAGCCAAGGTGGCAACGTGTGGATCAGCACCAATGGTGAGACTAATGTCTGGGACTTTGACATCACCGGCAATATCACGCTGCCTGCCAACGGAGGCATAATCAGCAGCAATGCCATGACCATACAGACCACAGAGGACATGTGGCTCCGCAGCTCCGGTGTGGGTGGTATTGGCATGTTCAGCGGCAACAGCCAGCTGGCGGTCACAGGCGACCTTGGTATCGTGATGTATGGTGATGAGATAGGCATCAGCCCTAATGATGGGGGTTATGTGCTGATCACCATGTACAACAGCAACAACTTCGTGCAGATCACTGGCCCGGTCGGCAGCTGGACCTTTGATCAGACTGGTAACCTAACCCTGCCTCCAGGTGGTACCATCAACTGGCACGATGGCAGCAACGCACTGGTAGGCGGTGGAGGTGGTTCAGGCACAGTGAACTATGCTGCCTACGTGCAGAGTGCCAACGTTGACGATGCTAACCTTGGAGACAACGACAACTATCCAAGCCAAGGTCGCGTGAGCTATACCATCAACAGCACTCCTGGCATCATCTCCACTGGCTTGATCATTACCAGTGGTACTCAAGCAGACACCTATGTTGAAGGCACAGCAACAACTGGTCAGCAGATCTTGACCTTCACCACTGGTTACCAGAGCACTCCGTTCACGGTAGTAGCATTCGTGACCACCAATGCCGGCACTGTATACAGCGCACCAGCGACAGGCACCAGCGGTTACGTTTGCTTCCCAGCAGGCACGCTGATCACACTGGCAGATGGCACTGTCAAGCGGATTGAAGACATAACATATGCTGACCATATCAAGGTCTGGGACTTTGACAACGGCGTGTCCGCAAGCGCACCACCAATCTGGCTCAAGGCCGCAGAAACAGCCCACGAATACAACCTGCTCACGTTCAGCGATGGTACAACGCTGCGCACGGTTGGTCACCATCACATATTCAACAAGGCTGCTGGACGCTTCACTCACACCATGATGGCAGACACGCCACTTGGCACGGTCACTGTCAACGACCGCGGTGAAGAGATTGTGCTGGTCAGCGCAGAGGTCATATCAGAGCCAGTGACCTACTACAACCTGTGGACAGAGTACCATCTCAACTGCTATGCTGACGGTGTGCTGACCAGCAACAGGTTCAACAACACCTACCCAATAGCCGACATGAAGTTCGTCAAGGATCATCGCGAATTAAGGCCATTAAGCGAATTTTCTGGCATTGATCACAAGTGGATAGCAGGACTGAGGTTGCAGGAACAGTGTGCGGAGCATACAGCGGGTTACATACGCTGGTATGTGGAAACTCGCTTGGAAGCGCTGGACATACGTTCTACAGTGATGGCTTGACCTTGCTATGAGCATAGTCATAGAGCAGGGCATAACCATACAGGGTGGCATCACCATAGGTGGTGCTAGCAGTGGACCTGCTATCGTAACTGCCAATCTCCAGCTGTACTTGGACGCTGCGCTGGGATCTAGCTATCCAGGCTCTGGCACAACATGGTATGATCTCAGCGGCAACGGCAACGATGTGGACATGCAGAACAGCGGCAGCATCTCATGGACCAGCAGCGGCGGCGGTTATTTCAGCACGGGAGCTGACGGTTACTTCAACAACACAGCAACCAACAACCTCCCATCTGGCTCAAGCCCCTATACTCTCTGTGCCTGGGTGCAATGGCCCAGCGGCACTTGGCCTGGAACAGGCGGCATCTTATGTGTTGGGGACGGCTTCGGTAGCGTGGGCAGCGTTAACGCTTTTCGCACCATAAACTCACCCAATGGTCTTGACAACTATTGGTGGGGCAATGATTTTTCATCAGTAGTAACCTTGGTAGATTATACCCAATGGGTGAACGTGATAGCACAGTGGGACGGAAACAATCGCAGCCTTTGGGCCAATGGTCAGCTGGTGGGTACGCAAGCTGCCAGTGGTCTGGATACCAATGATGCCAATCTTCAGGTTGGTCTGACTTGGCCTGCGCAATACGAGTATCTGCAGGGCAACATCGGACAGGCTTTGATCTATGATCGTGCGCTGACCAGCGGTGAGATACAGCAGAACTATAACGCCATTAGCTCACGCTACGGCCTGTGATCAAAGATTGAGACGCTTGAAACCCAGTTCCATCTGCTCAGTGCTGATGGCATTTTCAGTGTAGCCTTCAAACAGCGTAGTTTTATACTCATCCTTGGGCGCCGATTCCTCACCTTGGTTCACCATCATGTAGGCCCAGCTGGTGTATTCCCTGAGGCTGGTCTTGGCAATCACTCGCTGCCTAAAGTATTTGCGCGGGAAACCTTCGTACCAATCCAACGCTGCTAGATCACCGTCATTGAGCTCCCAGAGCACGCCAAGAGCATAATCATCGAGTGCTATGTCCAAATCAGCAACTCCTCGCCAACGGAACGCATAACCATCTACCCAGGCCGGCCCAAGGCACACTGCTCGTGGGCAGCGGTCCAGCATGAACTTGGAATTAGTGTTACGGCCATAGGCGAAGTAATAATGTGTCATGCTACCAGCATAACACACTATTAAATATCAGTCAACGGGAGATTGGCCATGGACACTGCACAGATGACAGAGATGCTAGACGACCTAAGCTTGGTACGGGCACAAGCAGAATTCAATTCCGTGGTTGCCAGTCTCAACGGTAGCTCAGACGAAAAACTAGAGAGCATGCTGAGGCATCGTGAACAACTGTTAGCTGATCTGCAGCACTATGAGCTCACAGCCAGTCTGGAAAAATACATGACCAGCAAGATTGAAGATGTGGTAGAGCGCAGCTTGCGCGAACGTTTAGACGCAGCCAAACACATATTGGTGTCGCGGCAGATCAAGGACATCCAAGCTAGATTGCAGATCCTAGATGCATGGATGGAAAATCACAGTTTGGATTAGGCCATCATCGGCGCCAGTTCAGGCACTAGCTCTACCAAACTCTCACCGCGTAACCTATCCAAGCGTCGCGTGAATTGCTTGAATTTCAATGTCAACCACTCTATCTCTTCTTCTATGGGAAACTCTGTTCCAAACTCTGTATCAGATATGGTTTGTTGTAGTATATCACGCATATCATCGTCTGATGATAGCCTGCTAGCTGCTATTTCTCGCATATGCTGCGGCACTAACTTCGCTCGCAGATATGGCGGGTCGTGCAACAGTGAGTCTGCATGATCCAGACCTTGCCCGAATTCGCTCTCAATCCATGTGCGTAAATTGCCAAGGTCAAAAATGGTGTATGCATAGATTGTGTTGGCCACGCGCAGAGTCTTTAGATTGCTGAGATTTGTAAGGTCGTGCCATCGCCTGCGGCATTGATCCCAACTTAGATTGCTGCCTCTAACATACTCGTGTAGCTTGCCTGTGGCATCAATGCTCAGAGCTATATTGAGCGTTGGAAACTGCTGCAATAGGCTTAGCAACTCTGCATCTTGTTGCGTGCCGTTGGTTATAATGCGCAGTTCTTCTGTGCGTTCATGCAAACCAAGTGCAATCATCTGTTTCAGCAATTGCCTGTTCTCTGGAATATACAAAGGTTCACCGCCCTTCATCTCTATGGTTAGAGGACTGGCACTGCTCTGCATCAATTTTATAATCTCTGTTACTCTGGGTATGCTAGAGTCTGCATTATGGGTGGGCATCTTGGTATGGCTCCAGTTAAGGTCAGCCAATTCCGCAGCATCTTTATACCATGCTGTGCTGTTATAAGGTCCGCAAATGCGGCATTTCTGATTGCATTTGTTGCTGATGCTGATGTCAAACCATGCTATCTCGCTGTACAATGGATCACGTAATCGTCTAATATTGATGAGATTGGCAGTGCGCTCATTGTATACCCTGCGCAGGCTCTTGGTACCATCTGCGTCATGCCCGTAGCATTTTCCGCAGCCTTTGACAGATTCTCCGTTGAGCATACGACGCTTGACCTCTTGCATCTCGTCGCTTCGCAGCCATTCTGTCCGGTCGCCTTGGTATTTGATCTTGTGGTTAACACAGCAGATGGTGTTGCTACCATCTGCATTTATGTTATGAACAGTCCACGGTGCAGCACAGAATGTTTCACTGATCATGCATCGTGGATCCTATATCACAGATGCGGCTGGAGCTGTGTGGCATCACCACGGAATGTAAAGTATCCTATGTGGTTCAGCGTGATGGTCAAGTCGGCCCAGATCTTGCCACCCATGGCACGCCAACGCTTGCAGAAGGTATAATCTTCACTGAGGTATTCCTTGCTGTCGTTGTCAATCTCAGTGTCAAACAGCGCGTACTTGAACGGATCATACTTGGGATCCAATCCGATGCTGTCCACGTAGTGCAGTTCAGGATGCTTGGCGATCATCTGCTCTAGCACGTGGCGTTTGATCATCATAAAACCTGTGCCCAGATTGGCCACTTCAACTAAGTTGCCTTGCTTCTCTGCACCCGGTACCTTGTTGACCACGTAGCTGATGGGCAGTGCCTTCTTGGGATATAGTCCGCCCACCACGTCCCTGTCAGCTATGATCAGCTTGAAGATTTCTTCTGGCTCAAAGCCGATGTCAGCGTCCACGAACATCAAGTGCGTGCTCTTGGGTTCAAAATACAGCATCTTGGCAACCAAGCTGTTGCGAGCGCGGCAAACCAAGCTTTCGTTTACCATGGTGTCAATGGTGAAATTCAACCCAAGGCGCTGAGCCGTGGCCATGTATTTCAGCATGCTGATGAAGGTGCCTTCGTTGATCTGGCCACCGTAGCAAGGGATGCAAAAGTGAACCCTGGCTGCTTGCAGCACCTTGACCATATCTTGAGTAAGTTCCATTGGAGTCTCCGATCGTTACTCCTGTAATTATGTGGTAAGATCGGAGACCTAACAAATTATCAGTCTTCAGTTTCTGCGTCTGATTTGCTCAAGCTGAGGAACACATGCGCAGTGTCCACAGCATCAATGTAGTTAACCAGATCGTTCAAACCTTCGTTGTCAATGTGATAACCAAGGTTCACATGCTTGAGTAAGCCATACTTGCGACTGATGCGCTCGGCTTCAATGCCAACTGAGCTGCGTTCATCAAACTCGGGCATGCTGATCTCATAGTGCCTCTGCAGCGTGCGGTATGGTCCCAGATCCACGTTGCTTGCAGCCTTCATGTCGCTGAGTCCACCGAGAAAGTTGATCAGCTCGCTGTCTGGATCACGGACCTTGCTGCGCAACTTGTCAACCACAGCGCTGAGCTTGTTGATAGTGGTTGGTATCACGTCTTGTACCTGAGATTGCTCAGCATGCGCACGATACAGTGCCTGTGTCTTGGGCTCTGCCATCATGGTCTTGACCATGGGCTCCAGATAATCATGAAGGCCAACCCAACGCTGAGCATCCAGCTTGCGCACGCTGGCCGGACGTACTGCGTAGATCGTGGCATCTGATTTCATCAGTCCAGTCTGCACCGCAGCTGACCGCAGCGTGTCCAGACCATAGCGTCCTAGATACTTGGGGCCAGCAGTCACGTCCCAGTTCTTGAGCGTGACATAGATCAGCTTGCCTTTGGGCAGCGTGGCCGGATCAACTTCCTTCCATGCCCACTTGCCACCGTTGCGGCTGTGGTGGTTAAGTGACCAAACCTGCTGCACGGTATTCTTGGTCTTCTTGGCTACCTCAGGCAACGTGCTGGTGTAAACAACCTCTGGATAACCCAGCTCGGCTCGCAGTGCTTCCCAGCCACCCTGTCGAGGTGGGAACAACACCGTAACGTTCTTGTACTCCGCAACAGCATGCATCTGCCGTGCACGACTCAACCCACCCTTCTTGAGATCGTCAAACACGATCTTGGTAGCAGGGGCACAGGTCACCATGAAGCTGTCATGCTTGCGCACGCTCTTGATCTGCGCAGGCATGAGACGCACGCCGTTGTCAGCTTTCTTGTACAGGTCAGTGGTATTCACTGAGATAGTGCCGCGATCGATGTTGTTGCCCTGCCATTCCAGCTGCACGTCATCAAACACGCGGCGCATGTTGAAACCTGCTGATCCTGTGAAGTTGACATGCCATTGGTGATGTGCTGCCCAGAGCGTGGGTGCGTTGCTGATCGCATCACTGACCAAGGCCACCATGTTGTCACGCACTGCGTTCAACCGCGCAATGATGTTGCTGACTGTACGAGGATCATAGCTGAGACCTTCACGGCTGGCAGCCACGTCACAGTCGCCGATGGGCATGTCAATCACGATGGAAAAATCACAGAGATAGCTGATACGGTGATCCATGTCAGGTAAGCTATGGCGATCCAAAGGATACAGCACACCTCCCATGAGGATCTGGCTATAACCACCGTTCCACTGAGCCTTGTCCCAGATGCGCCAACCCTGTCCACGGCGTGCAGGCTCAGCGAGATCCATCTCGATCTGGACGTTGCAGGTTGGTTTCTGATCAAACCAGCGCAGCACTTCAACTGCCTTGTTGTGCCAGCGATCTATACCATTGGGCACAGCAAACTGTACCTTGATGCCAGTTTTCGTAGCAGGGCCGCTGGCGATGTGATCCACACGCGGTGTGTCGCTGTCGTCAAAATACATGCGGTAACGATTCTCAACACCCGCATAGCAGCTGTTCACGGTGAACGCACGAGTGAGGCTGAATGGGCTCTTGCTGCCCAATCCCAGCTGTCCAACGAAATCATTGCTGGCAGTCTTGGTGCTGGCAAAGTAACGGCTGTAGACGTTCATCACGTCCTCATGGCTCATGCCAGTGCCAAAATCCTCGATGCTGAACCAATTCTCATCATACGTGGGAAGGTGCATGTCCCATGGTGCTGTGTTGCCAGCAGCTACATGGCTGTCACGAGCGTTGCAAGCAAGCTCGCGGATGATTGCGCGGATCTTGTCGCTGTAGAGACCATCGCTGAGGATCTTGAAGGCGCGGCCGCTAGCAGTGATGGTAAATTGTGGATTATTATCAACAGAACCGGCAACTGAATTGCTATCTCTCGCTACAGTACTAGGTATCATAGTTAATCCTTGTGAGAAATCTGGTGGATTAAATGAAGAGATGGCACTTTGATAAATGCCCGCTCCTCTGTGCTACATGATTACAATAGCACACATTGTGATAGTGTCAACCGTTTATTTTCAGATTATGCTGTTGAAATCTAAGGCAATTTTCAACGGAAATGCCACTAATCTAGGGTATTCTGATCGCGATAGCTCAGCATGTAGCCAATCATACCAGCTAATATCGCAACGAATAAAACACCAAGCAGTATATTATACACGTTATAACATGCCCCAGTTCTTGGCACTGATCTGCTTGCGTACCTCTTGTTGAATGAGATCAGATACAGCTACCTTGAAAGCAGTACGTGCTGCTTGCTTGGCAGGCTCGTATCGTTCTTCCTTGATCTTCAACCGTTCGCGATAGTTGGCGTACTTCTCTTCTTCCCACATGTCGTCAGCGGCATCAAACATGGTCTCGAGATGATCAAACAGCTGATCTATGGCATCTGTCATCGACGCACTCCCTGGGTGGCATTGATTGCTGCTACCAACCAACACATGCCCATGACGTACAGGGATTGTGGAATTACAACAGCATATATCATGGCTCTCATGGTATGCGGCATGTCAGACTCCATAAATCACTGTGGCGAGAGGATAGAGGCGGCGCAAGAGATTCACGCTGGCATCCACTTCTTCCAGGCTGGCCAAATGTTGTTTTTCCAGCACTGTGTCGTCTTTCCACAACACAACGATAAAGCAATCTTTTACTGTATCAAAATATGCTTCTATCTCCATCTGCCAGACCTCCCAGCAGTATATATCGCTACTTCTTTATGGTTGCCTTGAGTTCAGCTAATTTTGCAGGATCAGCTTTGCCCTGCATGGTAGTTTGCAAGGTTGGCAACGATGTCTGTGATTTGGCAGGAGCCTGAAACACAGTTTCTGGTTGTTTCATTCTCTTGACCTGTGCGTCAAGTTCCTTGAATTCCTCCATGCTCCAACGCAACACATAGCCTAGACCAATGCAAAGCAGCACAAATATCACATGAAGGAAGAAATTAAATCCCACGCTCATGGTCGCATCAGCAGGGCCATGACCACATGCTGCTCCAAATTGCTGTGGGTTTCTCGGAATTTCTGCATGAGTTTCTTGTGTTTGTCAGTTTGTTTTTGATGATATCTGCAGGTGATTTCTTCTCGCCATATGGCCATAGCTTGGTCCTCGCATACCTCGAACAGCTTGGTCATCTCATGTTTGGTATCATACGGTAGGCTGTTGATCCTGCGGCAGAGATTGCTGCTTTCTGAGTGCCACCAATCGTTGTCAAACATCCATGTGTTGTTTGCGGACATGTTTTTCCGTGCGCTTGTAAGCACCTTTGCCCTTTCGGGCCGCAACTTTGCGTTGGCGGAATAGTGGATTTTCGAGCGCTTTTGCATATGCATTGCGCACCACAACCTCCTCTACACCTATAGTGGCATTGTAGCACACAACCATGATCTGTCAATCAGTAATTTGGAACGCGGTAGCAGTGGCGTTCATACCCAATGAAGTTGCCCCATTGATCAAATACTCGCTCACGGCGGCATTCTGTGTGCCAGCCCGGCTCTTCGTAATAACGCGGTTGTGCCATAGCACCACCCACAATACCACCTACAATGAGTCCTCCAACCAAAGGCGCCACCCAGCCACCATTATAACCTGGGCGAGGTCCTCGATATTCAGCATGAGCAGCAGAAGTTGATAGAATGGCCATTGCAAGTGCCATAGACAATATCTTACGCATTTTCTTCTCCTTATACCTGCATATTAGCAGAATTTATGCAGTTGTCAACAGTATTTACTGCTCTATAGCATCCTTGGATTTGGCACTTTCAAGGTTATATACTCTGGTGCGCAGACCACTGCTGCTGAATCCGTGCCTGCGCTCGTTGAAAACAATTTCTATGCCACGATCCTGGCAAATCTGTAGCCCAGTGAACTGTTTGCCTTGGTATTCTTCGCCAAGGATCCTTACGTCAATTGGCAGTATGTTTAGCAGATCTTCCAGATCTTTTTCTGTGTCATATACCCAAACCTCGTCCACGAAACGGCAGCCCTTTACCTGTATCTGCCGTTCCACGATGCTCTGCACTGGTTTGTTTTTGCTCTTGCGATCCAGAGATGGATCGCTCTGCAAACCAACTATCAGCCAATCACAATGCTGCTTGGCTTGTTCAAGCATGGCCACATGCCCCGCATGGAATAGATCCATGGTGCTGCAGGTGAATCCTATCTTACCCGTGCGGGACATGTGCTGCTCCTATCAGTCTGCTGGTTTGGCTTCCACGTCAATTGGCTCGTCTGGGCTGGGAGGCGTGCTCTGGGCCTTGTATACGATCTCGCCAATCTTCATAAGCGTCTGACCAAACTTCTCCAGCACTGGCCGCATCTCAGCCACGTCATCACCTGCGATAGCAGTGCGGACGTCTGCGATAGCTGCTTCGACTTCAGTCTTGAGGTCAGCTGGGATCTTGTCCTCATGTTCCTTGAGCTGCTTCTCAGCCATGTTGATCTGGCTCTCAGCACCGTTGCGAGTCTCGATCACTTCGCGCTTCTTCTTATCAGCTTCTGCGTTTTCCTCAGCCTCGCGCACCATGCGCTCGATGTCTTCGTCACTGAGTCCGCCGCTGCTCTGGATGGCGATCTTCTGTTCCTTACCAGTTGCTTGGTCCTTGGCACTGACATGCACGATGCCGTTGGCATCGATGTCAAAGGTCACTTCAATCTGCGGCACACCGCGAGGTGCTGGTGCGATTCCGGTTAGTTCAAAGTTGGCCAAGCTCTTGTTGTCGCGTGCGATCTGGCGTTCCCCTTGGAACACTGCTATGCTAACAGCTGGTTGATTGTCTGCTGCTGTAGAGAACACCTGGCTCTTCTTGGTTGGTATGGTAGTGTTGCGCTCGATCAGCTTGGTAAACACTCCGCCTAGAGTTTCAATGCCAAGGCTCAGAGGAGTCACGTCCAGCAACAGCACGTCCTTGACGTCGCCCTGCAGAACGCCACCCTGGATGGCAGCACCCATGGCCACCACTTCATCTGGGTTCACGCCCTGGCTGGGATCGCGCTTGAAGATTTCCTTCACGGCCTGCTGTACCTTGGGCATGCGAGTCTGACCACCAACCAGTATGACCTCGCTGATGTCGCTGGCTTGTAGTCCAGCATCAGCCAATGCCTTGCGGCAAGGACCCTGTGTGCGTGTGACCAGGTCATCAACTAGGCTTTCAAGCTTGGCACGCGAAAGTGTAACGGTTAGATGCTTGGGACCATCCTTGTCTGCGGTGATGTAGGGTAGGTTGATTTCAGTTTGGCTGCTGGAGCTGAGCTCAATCTTGGCCTTCTCAGCAGCTTCCTTCAGGCGCTGCAGTGCCATGGTGTCCTTGCGCAGATCAATGCCCTGTTCGTTCTTGAAGGTGTCTGCGAGAAAGTCCACGATGCGAAGATCGAAGTCTTCGCCGCCCAGCTGTGTATCACCGTTGGTGCTGAGCACTTCAAACACGCCGTCGCCAAGCTCGAGGATGCTGACGTCAAAGGTACCACCACCCAGATCATACACAGCAATCTTGCCGCTCTGCTTCTTGTCCAATCCATATGCCAGCGCGGCTGCAGTGGGTTCGTTGATGATGCGCAGCACTTCCAATCCAGCGATCTTACCTGCGTCCTTGGTGGCCTGGCGCTGGCTATCATTGAAGTAAGCTGGCACAGTGATCACTGCTTGGTCAACTGTGGTGCCAAGATAGCGCTCAGCAGTTTCCTTCATCTTGGTCAGTATCTTAGCCGATACTTCGCTAGGGCTCATCTTCTTGCCGTCAACTTCTACCCAGGCATCTCCGTTGGCAGCTGCCACGATGGCATAGCTCAGCAGCTTCTTGTCCTTCTGCACGCTGTCATCTTCATAGCGGCGGCCAATCAAGCGCTTGACTGCGTGTAACGTGTTCTTGGGGTTGGTCACTGCCTGTCGCTTGGCAGGTGCGCCTACCATGGTCTCGCCGTCCTTGAAACCCACTATGCTGGGCGTGGTGCGGGCGCCTTCTGCGTTCTCTAATACCTTAGACTTGCCACCTTCGATCACAGCCACGCAACTGTTGGTGGTTCCAAGGTCAATACCTATCACTTTGCTCATTTCTATCTCCTCATAAAGCAAGATGTTGCCATGGCCGGCCGTAGCCCGGCCATGCTCATTATATAGTATTTGGTTCGGTGCTTGTCAATCAGCATACAGCGGCATTGGACGCATGCTGATGATCTTTGTGGGATCCTGCGGTGGTTCACCTCTGGTAATCGCATGCACATTCTGCATGCCATAGATCACCTTGCCCCACACTGTGTATTGGCGATCAAGGAAGTTGGCATTGCCAAAGCAGATGAAGAACTGGTCGCTGGCACTGTTTGGATCGCTGGTGCGTGCCATGCTGCAGATGCCTTCAGTATGCGGCACGTCATTGAATTCAGCCAACAGCTGCGGCAGAGCCTGCTTGGTCCATCCTCCCTGTGCCATGAATCCGTCAATGACTCTATGGAAGTCTGTGCCATCGTACAGGCCTTGACCTGCCTGGCGCAGGATCTGGGCCACGTGGTTAGGAGCCTTGTCAGGAAAACATTCTATGAGAACTGTTCCTGTCGTGATCTCCATCTTGATTATTGGGTTACTCATGTGTTCGTCTCCTTAGTTTGATCATTGATTTTTGATCTGTGGTCATGCGGCTATGTTCATCAAATGGTTCACTACAGAAACGCAAGCAAGGCGCAAACGAACCGTCTTGCCAGCTGGCTTCTAACCGCTGCAAGGCATTGCTCTGAGCAATCTCAGCAAGATCATGTTTGCTGACATCCAACTGCTCAAAATCATTGCCCAGAAATTGCTTCATGGTTGCCGTGTGTGGGTGGTTAGGAACCCAACAGCAAGGCCAATAGATGCCATCTGCACTGATATAGGGCATCACATGGTCGGTTTTGCACTTAGCAAACACCTGCGGCATTGGCCTGCTCCTGGATATATTGCCAGCTCAGGGAAGGACTCAGCTCGTCATCCTCCCCTCTGCGATAGCTCTTCACGATCTGAAAACGGTCAAATCCCAGATCTCTTGCCAGTTGTGTGCCGGCATACACGTCATTCTCATTGTATCTAAACGCTATCCATTTCCATACCATCTCCGCATCACTGTTGGCACGCAGCGTGCGAATACCTAGCTCCACACTGGACCAAAGGCTATTGACCCTATAGATATGATTGTTGGTTGGTAGGCCGTCTATGCTAAAAGTCACTGTGTCGCCCTTGGTCAGCAAGGCAGCTGTGGCTTCCCACCATTCGCGCCCACGGTACGCTCCGTTGGTGTGCATGGTTATAACCAGACTGGGATTGCCGTTACGCAATCTCGTGATCAGCTCATGGAAATGCGGATGGTATATTGGATCACCATGATTGCCGCACAAATGCACTCTGTCAAAACCCCTGCATGCTTTGACCATGGTATTGATATCACAATCACGCGAGTTCACCATGTTCAGATGTTCCGTCCGCGGACATTGAGGACAGGCCAATGTGCAGCGTGTGGTCGGCTCGATGTGTATGGCTCGCGTGTTCATATGAATTGCATAGCCCTCGACCAACCTACGACATTCATGGTAGCAAACCACATAGTTACCAACATGATCCAGGGTTGGCCTCGACGGTAGCTGGCCACTACTTGGCTGGTACTACCCACGAAATAAAATGGATAGATGAAGGCCATGTTGGGGTGATTGGCAGTGGTAGCCAACATGATGCTGGCTCCCACGCTAAAGAAAAAGTTCTGCATTTCCAAGTAGAAAGCCAGCCGATCGCTGTGATAGCTGTCTGCCCAGAACTTCTTGATCTTGGTCCACATGCGCTATTATATCCTATCAATCAAATATGTACAACAGATAAATAATTTATTGGAGAATCCCATGTGTGTAGTTTCGGCAAAATATTTCCCTGATGTAGGTTGGGTTGGTGTTAAAAACCGTGACCGTAACTACATTCCTGAGATCAGCTTCAAGCGAGAAAATCGCGACGGCGTGGAAGTCATGCTGTTCTGGGACGACGTCACACAGTATTGCGAGGGCATGAACAGCGGCGGAGTGTGCATCATCAGCGCCAGCTTGATGGTCAAGGACGACGAGATGGAGATACAGGTTCGCACCAAGACACCCAGCAAGGACGGCGTCAAGCTCAAGAAGGCACTGCGCTACCCCAATGTCAAGGCCGCTGCTATGAGCCTGATCAAGGACAAGCTGCCGGGCAACACGCTGATATTTGACAAAGATACCTGCTACCTGCTTGAAGGCTGCTGGGAACCAGGCGAGTACGAGAACGAGAAATACGCTTACAAGATACAGGAAATTCCGCACGATAAAACCATAGTGCGCACTAACCACGGCGTTTTGCTACCATGGGCTGGTTACCAGCGTACCGAAGAGAGCGAATCACAGACCATGAGCCGTATCAGCAGCGAAAGCCGCAAGATGATCGCTGAGAAGGTGGTCGCAGCAGCCGAGACTCCGCAGGCCATGATCGACGGCTTGGCAGGGGTCTACAGTGATAATCCGCAGCTAAACTGCCTGCGCACCACAGACAAAAAGAAGCTGATGCGCACCACAAGCCAGATAATGATCACGCCCAGCGAGAGCACCTTTGCAGTGCGCCCTGTCCAGAGCCACATGACATTCAACTTCTGGGATCTCAATCATCCCAAGCACAAGTGCTTCGTGGAGATACTGAGCAACAAGGTGCTCTATGACCATCGCAAGGAGATGGGTACTAAGCCATTCCCCAAGATGCAGCACAGCAGCGAGTGATCATGGCTGCCTGGGAACACATACCCTATTTCGCATACGGTCATAATACCAACGTGCAGGAGATGTACAGGCGTGTACCCAACGCCCGTCTAATTGGACATGCTGACCTACACGACTGGAAATATGTGTTAGAGCATGTAAGCAACATAGTGCCTTCAGAGGGGGACACTGTGCATGGAGTCCTATGGATAATACCAATTGAGCAGTTGGACAAGCTTGATTGGGCCGAAGCATATCACAGCAACTATCGCCACCAGATAGTGACCATAGAATACAATGGAAAGATGCTCAAAGCCATGTCTTATGTTTTGCTTAAGAAATACCACAGCGACGAACCACCAACCGCCAAGTATGTGGATTATGTAGCCACTGGTTATCGCGAGAACCACATACCTATGAGCCAGTTGATCACAGCTCTGGACGATCGCATCACAGAGCTGAAACATACACAGAAATAAAAAAGGGTCCCAGTTTCCTGGAACCCTTTGCCTCCCTAGACTTGTACTAACAAGTTCTTAGTGATTAGGCCTTGGTTGAACGCTTGCGGCTCTTAGGAGCCAAGCTATACTTGACGCGAGGAGCGCCAACACCAGCATGCGGAAGAGGAGTAGCAACGATGTTGTGGCCTTCTTCCTTGAGTTCAAAGATACGAGCTGAAAGCTTTTGGATCTTGAAGCGGCTCATGGCCTGTTTGGCGGTGAGCGTGTTGCCCTTGCTGAGATAAGCGAGAACCTTCTCGGCTTGCGTAGCATATGCGGTCATTTTGTAGTCTCCAGTTAGTGTAAGTGTGCGTTGTCCTGTGGACAACTTCAGTTGCAGTATTACTATACACGGTTCTAAAGATCTGTCAACCGCTCATTCTGCGGGATTTAGTTCAGCCATCAGCGGAAATCCGTGCTGTCGAGCAATGGCTATGGTTTCATCGCGCTTTTGCACAGCTACTTCATGGCTGTATGTACCCGCGATACCTCGCCCGTTGGTGTGGATGTGCATCATGATGTCCTGTGCTTCTTCAAAGCTGCGATGGAAAATCTGCATGAGCACCAGCACCACGAATTCCATGGTGGTGGCATCGTCGTTGATCAACCACACGTTCCACATCTTGGGAGGGGCCATTGCCACGCGCTCAATCACCGCTACAACGGTTGATCTATCTGTCTTAGCCATTGGTCCCTCCTGATTATGTTAGATTATGCGGTTAAGCGTTGCATAACGCAAGGTCATTCCGCTGAAGAGGTCACATCTATGATGTTGCCATTGGTAATTGGTATTACCCTGCCCTTGCTGGATTCTGGTATCTCACGCTCAAGCTCGATTATGAGCAAACCATCTTCCATCTTTGCCGAGATGACCTTGATGTGTTCTGCCAAAGTAAACTGACGCTCAAAATCCCGCGCTGCGATACCACGATGGATCCAATTGCGCCCGTTCTGATCTTCAGCTTTGCTACCACGAACCATCAGGATACGATCATTGGTGAGATAGATTTCTAGTTCTTCCATCTTGAATCCAGCCACTGCCAGTTCAAGCTTGTAGCCATTTTCGTCGTGAGTGAGATTGTAAGGTGGATAGGTAACCGGATTACTGGCTACTCGAGCAATCATAGGCTCAAAGCCTATGGCAAACCTATTGAGATCTCGGAAGAGATCTTCCATTGAATTGAAGACTGTTGCTGTTGGATGACGCATTTGTACCTCCTGTTAAAGCGAAGCATCATTTTGCAGGCCCCGTAGGCACCTACCTTGCATATTTAATATGTGCTGACCTCAAGGTCAAGATCTGAGCCCAACCATAAATATCGTAGCTCAACGGAGATCATGGATGCAGGGTTACATAACTGGCCCCACAGGACCAACCGGTGTTGGTGTGCGAGGTGCCACAGGCGCAACTGGTCCCATGGGCGTGCAAGGTTCACTCGGGGGTACTGGTCCAACGGGCCTGCGGGGCACAACTGGCCCAAGTGGTCCTACAGGTCAGCCAGGCACTTCAGCCAACACAGGCCCAACTGGTCCAACTGGATCAACCGGATCATGCAGCTCGTCTAGCAGGACCACTGTATCTGTTACTACCTCCAACCTGGCAGTGGGTTCAAACGTCAGCGTGTCCGTGAACGGGTTCAAGGGGTATAATCTATATAGCATACAGGTCAATCACGCAGCCTGGGTCACAGTATACAGCAGCATTGCAGCACGCACCAATGATCAATCGCGCACTATATACACCAATCCAACACCGGGCAGTGGTGTGATAGCAGAGATAATATCAAACTCAGCAACAACACAGCTGATCACACCAGCAGCAGCAGGTTTCAGCAGCGAGAATCCTCCTACAACTGACATACCCATGAAAGTGAGCAATAACGGTAATTCTGCAGTGCCAATAACTGTCACACTCACTCTGCTGCAATTGGAGATATGATATGAATCGTGTTCCTCTTGCTAGAACTAGCACGCTGATACCTGCAGATGCCATAAGCACATCGGCCATAGATACTACATGGATGGTAAAAGCAACTCTGTTGCTGCGCAGGCCCACATATCAAGGCCGCAGCATGATTGAGCATGCTGATGCCATAACCCGCGGTGAGGATACACACATCAGCTATGATGAGTTCACACGCAGATATGCTGCCAGTGATGCTGATATCGCTGCTGTGCGTGCATTCGTTGGTTCGCACGGCATCGCTGTAACTGATGCACATGCGGGTGCAGCAGCAGTGAGATTACAAGGTACTGCAGCACAGTTCAATGCTGCGTTTGGCATCACTCTGTTAGCAGTTCAAAAGCCAGATCGCACCTATATCAGTTATGAAGGCATGTTGTCCGTGCCAGCTGAGATGGACGGTGTGATTGATCACGTGTTCGGATTGCATAATCCAGTAAAGCTGACCTATGCCTCCAAAACAGTTAGCGATGCTGATGCTATACCGGCAGCTGAGACTGCATTGACTCCTACTCAGATAGCCACTGCCTACCAGATGCCCACCAATACTGGCACTGGTACCTGCATAGGAATCATTGAATACGGTGGCGGTTATACTACACAGAATGTCACATCCAGCTTTGCACCATTGGGTTTTGCCGCACCGACTATCACAAACACCAACGTAGATGGCGGATACAATAATCCAAGTGACACCAATGGTGCACCAGAAGTCATGCTAGACATATATGTTGCAGGTGGGATTGCGCACACCAGCACCATTGCCATGTATTGGGGTTATGGGTCAGGTACTAGCAACCCTGTGGCTGGTCCAGACTGGTATGATCCAATCAACGTTGCCATACATGATACTACCAACAATCCAACAGTGCTCAGCATAAGTTGGGGCGCAGGCGATAACCCAGCCAGCGGATACTGGGATTCTTCTACCATAGCTGCTACAGATGCAGTGCTGGCGCAGGCTGTGGTGTTGGGTGTTACGGTGTGTGCAGCTAGCGGAGACGAAGGCAGCACATGGGCTGGTCTGGCCGAAGAAGTGTTGTATCCTGCCAGCAGCCCCTACGTGTTAGCTTGCGGAGGTACTACTCTGCAGCTGAACATCAACAACAGCATCGCCAGCGAGACAGCGTGGATTGGTTCAGGTGGTGGTCAAAGCTACTATGAAAGCTTGCCCGGCTGGCAGAACGGGCTAACTGCAAAGACCTATCCAGGTAACGTGGTATCGGCCCTGACCATGCGAGGCGTCCCAGATGTCGCAGGCAATAGTGATCCCAACACAGGTTATCAGTTCTATTGGGGAAACAGCAACACCTATAGCCAATACGGTGGTACCAGCGCATGCGCTCCGATGTGGGCGGCGTTGATAGCTCGAATCAATGCTACCATAGGTGGACGCATAGGTTTCATGCAGACCAAGCTATACTCCAACCCCAGCGCGATGCGGGACATCACCGTTGGCAACAATGCCTATGAGATGGATGGTTACCAATGCACCACTGGTTGGGATGCTGTCACGGGCTATGGTAGCCCGATAGGTACCAGCATATTAGCTGTGTTCCAAGCCGATTCTACCGGTGCAGTTTATCCAAACTATCTGGTTGGAGCACGTCCTAGCAGCGGACAAACCTATCCGCGACCTTATATCACTGCTTAACGATTGCGATCGCGCTTCTTGCCAGTTTCCAGCCCGGCTATCTGGGCCTGCTTCTTGCGCCAACGGCTCTTGGCTTCTGCCATGGCTCTGCGACGCTTGGCAGTGTTGGTCTCAAAGTTCTTGCGTTTGCGCAGCTCTTTGGCTATGCCCTCTGTGGCCACACGCTTCTTCAGCTGGCTCAACGCCTTGTTTACGTTACCATTCCAGACCTGCACGGTCAGGCCCTTCTTGTGCGACCAAGCGTCTCTGTTTGTGTTGCTGTTGTCACGGTTCATGAACTAATTATCCAAAAATCACCATCAACCAACCGCCTCAGCCTTGGAGCGATATACCAACATGGGTTCACTGCCGTTGGCAACCATGTCTTCCGTGATAACCACCTTTTGCACGCCTTCCTTGTCAAGGCGCGGTAAGTCAAACTGCGTCTTGAGCAGCAGCTTTTCTATAATACCTCTGAGACCTCTGGCACCAGTCTTGTTGGCTAGGGCCTGCTTGGCTATCACGCGCAGTGCTGTTGGCTGTATCTCCAGCTCAACATGATCAAGCTGGAACATCTTTTGGTACTGCTTGACGATAGCACTCTTTGGTTCGGTGAGTATGCGTACCAGATCTTCCTCATCAAGCTCTGCGAATGGCACCATCACGGGTATGCGCCCGATGAGTTCTGGGATGATGCCGAACTGTATGAGATCTTCCTGCCTAGCCTGGCTGATCAGCTTAAAAGTGTCAGCAGATTCAACGTCGTGCTTGCTCAGGTTTGCACTGAATCCCATGCCGCTGCCTGTGTCAAGGCGCTTATTCACGATATCTTTGAGGCCCACAAACGCACCGCCCAAGATGAACAGGATGTTCTTGGTGTTGACCATGATGTATTCACCGGCAGGATTCTTGCGTCCGCCCATGGGTGGAACCTTGACTTCGCAGCCTTCCAATATCTTGAGCAATGCTTGCTGCACGCCTTCGCCGCTGACGTCGCGCGTGATGCTGCTGCTTTCGCTCTTGCGGCTCTTCTTGTCAATCTCGTCTATGTAGATGATGCCCTTCTCAGTCTTTTCAATGTCCTGATCAGCTGCTTGATACAACCGCGCGATGGCTTCTTCCACATCAAGGCCCACGTAACCGCTTTCTGTGATGCTGGTTGCATCAATGATCACCATTGGCACGCTCATCATCTTGGCAACCTGCTGGATCATGTAGGTCTTGCCACAGCCTGTTGGTCCAATGAACATGAGATTGCTCTTGTCAATCTCCACACCATCTATGCTGGGATTGGCAATGCGCTTGATATGATTGTACACTGCCACAGCAATGGCCATCTTGGCGTGGTCTTGGCCTATGATTCGCTCATCTAGGAATCGCTTGATGCGATCTGGTGTGATATCGCTCTGCGGTATTGGTTTGGTGTGCTTTTCTTCTACCAGTATACCGTGACACAGTTCCACGCATTCGTTGCAGATGTAGACATCGTTTCCGTTTATCAGCTTGCTGACTTCCAGATTGGTCTTGCTGCAGAAACTGCAGGAGAAGATAGGTCGTGAATTATCTCTGGCCACCTTGTTCAATCTCCGTTATTGTTATGTATCACTCTTGCCAGCGAGATGCTGATCTATGCGCTGTTGATGAGCTGCTCTGAGCTCATCTAGGAACTCATGCACTGTCTTACCGCCCTGTGGTTCTCGCGGTTCTGGCAGCGTGTCTATGATCTGCCATTGGCTACCATTGTCCAGCTCTGGTTCTATGCTTTCTACGGCTATGAGCTTGTCCATGTCTTCTGGATCTATCTCATCCGCTGATATGGGAGGTTTGACCAATATTTCAGGTTCTGGCTCTGCATCAAAGTCAAAACTGCCCTGTGAATCATCTTCAATTGGTGGGATCGTTGCTGCTATATCTGTATCTCTAGCGATGGTGATGGTGCTGGCCTCAAAGCTGAAAGTATGATTTTGTGGCTCTACACGCACAGGCTCAGATAGTGTTTCAGCTTCAGAATGTGCTACGCCTGATAGATTAGAAAAATCAATCTCTGTTTCAGACTCTGCAGGCGGAGCAGCTATGGCTGCGTTCAGAGCAGACATCTCCCTACGCAGTCCTTCTATCACTGCTATGAGCTCATCCTTGCCCTCTATGTTCAGCGTGACCTGCTGATGTTCCTGCGGATGCGTAACTACCACAGGCTCTTCCTTGACTTCTTCAAGTATGGCTTCGACCAGCGCCTCTTCGTCATTGTCGGGCTCTGTCTCTCGTTCACGCCATTCTTTGAGACCTTGGTTGGCTGCTATCAGCATCAACACTGCCAGTGGATCAAACACCACGATGATCAAAACGATGATCCAGCGTACTGCGTGTTCCAGCAGAGTCTGATCCACAGCATCACCATAAAGAGCCTGTGCTATGTACTTGATCGGACCTGTCTCAGCTTCTAGCTTGCGACCTTCGGTTTCCAGCTTGAACTTTTCTGCATTCAGCGATTCAATCTCAGCTTCTGCGGCCTTGATCTTGTCGTTTTGCGCATCTATATCAGACTGTAGCTTGTCAGTGTCGCTGCCTTGGCTCAGCTTGGTTGTGAGCTGATCTATCACGCCACGAGCCTGCTTGATCTCATCATCTGTCTTGGCACGCAAACGTGCGATTTCGGCTTTTGCAGCATCTATCTGAGGATCAGGTGCCTGTCGCATAGCATCTATCTGTTTAAGCAACTCAGTCTTTTGCTTGGCTAGGCGATTTCTGTCTGCCTGCTGCTCCTGCTGGCGTGCCTGCGCTTGGCTGGTCTTCTTCTGATCAATCAGGCTCTTGACTATGCTGTCAAGGTTTGCTACCTGGCGGTCAATGTCGTCAATCTGGCTCTGAGTGCTCTTGGCTCGCAGCTCAATCTTTGCGTTTGCAGCGTCTATGATCTTCTGTTGCTCATCTATCTGAGGCTGCACACGCTTGTTTGCATTATCTATTACCTTGTTTGCATCGTCTATGCGTGTGTTGATTGCAGTGTTGCTGGCTTCGTCACCCTTGCCTGCGTTGGCCAGCTTGGTTTTTGCACGCTCTATGATTGCGTTCTGTTGATCTATGCTCTGCGTGATATGCAGTACCTTGGCCTGCTGCTCTGCACCTGCTGCTGCCTGCTCTACGTGTGCTTTGCTGAGAAATCCAAAGATGCCCAAGCTGGTGATGAACATCAGCACCACAACCGCGCCAGTGAGATAGCTCTTCAGCAACCACGGAGTTTTCTGCCAGTTGTTGTACAACCAGCTGGCAGTGATGACCTTGCTGGTTTCTAAGGTACCCGCCATGATCAGCACTGGTATGAATGCTGAGCTAAAGATGGTGGTAAGACCAATGACTGAGTAGTATCCTGCCACGCCGCTGAGAGATATAGCAGCAACAAACATTAGCAGAGTGGTCAACATGAGAATCTCCTTGCCAGCAACTTAGATTGTAACAGCCTATTGCTGCCTGTCAAGGCTATCAGACGTTGTATATCTGAGTAACTGTGATGTTTGCTTCTATGTTTGCCAGATTGGCTATCGTATCAATTGCCCCTGCTGTGACCTGTACAGTCACCATCTGGCTGGTATTGAATGCAATCACCGAGCTACCTGCGACAGCAACATTTGGATTGTACACGTTGCAGTTCTCAGTGTAGCTGTTGATCAGTGCACGCGATATAAGACGCTTCACGCAGGCAGGTCCGCTGAGCTGTACACCTGCACCTTCTGGTTCGCCTGTCAATGTTGTGGTTGTCAACGCGTCTATGTGTTCAACGCCTAGAGTCCAGCTGAACTGAGCTGGAGGATTGACGCCATTGGTGCTCTGTACTGTGGTGTTACCGTAAGATACACCGGCATAGTAAGTTGGCGTGACCAGAGATTCAATGCTGCTGGCCACATATTTCCAGCGCAAGAAGCCCTGCTCATTTTCCACTGCGTCTGCGTAGGTCATCGCACCAGCATAGGCAGTACCGTTGGTGAATCCCAAACCACTGGTAGCAGTGCCGCTGAGTATGTAGATTGGACTGTTGCTGGCGCTGTTGAGCTGCACATTTCCAGCAGCTGGCGTAGCAACCACATCGGTCACGCCTGTGACGCTGTTGATAGTAGAGCATACACCGCTGAGGCTTAAACCGCCAGCAGTAGTAAACGTTACCGTTGTACCGTTGATCACGATGTTCTGGTTATTGGTCGGAGCACTGAAGGTACCGCCGTAGATTGGATTTGCATATGTGAAACTACCCGCTGTGAATCCAAGGCTAGCCAGAGGCGTGCCAACGTAATTGGCCAGCGTGATAGCAGTCTGCACGCTAGGATAAGCGCAGCTCAAGGTGATGTATTTTGGATTGATGTCAGCACTGGCCATCACGTTGGTCCAGTTGCTCATGGTATTAAATCGCTGCACCATGGTTGGCACAGTATCACCGTTGGTGAATGGGCCTATGATGTAGCCGTTAAGCAACAATTCGTCACCAGTTGTACCACCGTACCCACCTGAAACGTCAACGTTGCCAGTGGTAGCGATCATGCTGTGATATTGCCTGCTGTTAAAAGGATTGATACCACCCCCGGTGCTGTTGCTACCAGTGTAGTTGTTTGGCGATGTCAGGTTCCAGGTAATCCTGTAATACGCTGCAAAAGGTGAAAAGGTGGCCATCTTGTGATTCTCCAGGCTATGCTGGGATATTTAGCCAAGATGGACCAGAGATTGATTGCTATTCAACGTAGAGTCCTGTGAGACCCTCATGCTCGCTGCATTCCACGCTGCGAATTGTAGCTCGAGTGAGCAATCCAGTGTCTGTTATCCATTGCTTGGCAAAAACAAATGCGTATTCAGCAAATTTTTCAACAGTTGTGGCTTCAACTATCCTGAGATCGATCACACCCTTGTCAGCTAGGACACGGAAGCTGTCCAGCTCTGGATCATCTGCAGCTACGAGCGTGGTATTATGGAACTGGTTGCGTACCCAATCGTCGATAGGTGTAATGGTCGCAAGATCAACTGTTTGATAGCTGTCGTCCAAGTGATGGCATTCAAAAACCATCTTGATGCTGAGATTGTAACCGTGTAGTTTTGCGCGGCTGTCGGTGGCTCTCCACTGCCTGTAGCAGCAGCTTGAACCATCGCTGTGAGTATATGTCTTGGTGCTTAGATAGATTCCCATGTGACCTCGCTGTGCATAATTATGCTCTGTTTGCCACCGTCACGAAACTGTCATGCACTATAACATAGATATTGCGGCTTTGCAAGGTAGCCCATTGTGCAGTGCATGACTAAATCATTGTGCAGTGCAGTAAATATGCATATACTATGTAAGCGTGTACCACGTACACCAACACACACATTAGGAGAGACAACAATGATCAAGTGGATCAACAAGCTGGTTGGCAAGAAGATCGTGTCACAGCCCAAGACAGATGAGCGCAAGATGACTCCAGAAGAGCGCTACATAATGAGCCGCAATCCTCAGAGCATACTGGATGTGGAAACATTTAGCCGTGAATTTGAACGACTCAGCTGGAATGAGCGCAAGCCATTCTTAAACGGTTTCTAAGGAGCAATTAGCATGTGGCCATATCTTGACTGGGATGAAATCATCTATACCCCACCCAAGGACAGCAAGTGATGTTTAAGAAACTGATTGCTCTATTCTTGACCAGCGCAGACACCACCTACGCATTCACGCTGGGCTGCACAGTTCATTAAACCACCACCAAGCTTTTTTGGTGACCCACTCTTATGCTGGGATCAATCCAGATCTGCTCACCCATCTCTGCTGCTGACCAACAGAAGCCCACGTCCTCTGCTGTGAACTCTAGGAAGTCTCCTTGATCAACCCAGCGGGGGCGAAACCATGGATATTCCAAGCGTTCCATCACACCTTTGGCCACTGCCATGAAACCAAAACCTGCGTAGCTCACAGTGAATGGTTCGGTCTTGGCTGACATCTCTGCTCTATTGACAAACTTGAACGTGCCCTGCTCCAGCAGCTTGCCGTAATCCAGCGTTTCTACGATGGGAAACTCTTCGGCATTGGCCATGAGATAACAGCCGCTGGCAATTGGTTTGTTCAGCTGCAATAGGTTAAGCACGTCGCTGGCACGCCACACCATGTCACTGTCTATCCACACTTGGTAATCATAATCAACAGTGCCACCGAATGGTTTTTGGCCACGACCATCCACGTTGTTGCCTCCCAGCACACGGTTGCGTGCATAGTAAACCACGGGATCATAGGCCATGCTCATGGCCCATTCAATGCCATTCTGGCCTAGGGTAGTTATGGTGTCAGTCCAGCTGCGCACCCATTGGTCGCTGAACTCTCGTCCTGGTAGGCAGAATATTACACGCAT